CTTAGGAAGAATATATTCGTTTTGATCAACCTTAATGGTTAAAAACGCATAACTTTCTTCTACAGCATTGTCCGAACGCTGGCGAAATACTGCTAATGCACGATTCAGTGCAGTTTCGTAGTGTATAGGGTCTAACTCAATATCGATCATGCCGTCGCCCAGCATGGCTTTACAGTAGTTATAAACCTCTTGTTTTACTTGATCGTTTTGGCTCATACTGTTATTTATCGTAGCGGTAAATATATGACTATGCCAAGACTCTCTCTTTATAGGCCCGAAAAGGGCAACGACTACAAATTCATCGATAAAACCGTTTGGGAAATGTTCCAGGTTGGTGGTACAGATGTACTGGTTCACAAATATATCGGGCCGGGCGATACTAATTCTACAGATCCTATCAATAGATTAAGCAATAATGCAATTCCAGAGCTAGGAATACAAGATGTGTTATTTCTAGAAAATCGAGATCGCAAGTATGATCCAGATATCTACCAATTACGAGGGGTGTACAATCTACAAGATATAGATTTTAATCTAAGTCAGTTTGGATTATTTTTACAAAACGATACAGTATTTTTAACGTTTCATATAAACGATACTGTAGAAAAAATAGGTCGTAAAATTATGGCAGGTGATGTAATTGAATTGCCACACTTAAAAGACGACCACGCATTAAATGATTTACAATTTGCACTAAAACGATTCTTTGTGATTGAAGAAGTCAGTCGCGCAGCAGAAGGTTTTTCAGTAACTTGGTATCCACACCTATATCGTGCAAAATGTAAACCGCTAGTCGATAGTCAAGAATTTAAAGATATATTAGATGGTATACAAACAGATGCCAATGGCAATCCTACTGATACAACATTACGTGATATTATGTCAACGTATGAAAAAGAAATGCAAATTACTCAAGCAGTTCTTGATCAAGCAGAAGCCGATGCTCCAAAGAGTGGATACGATACAACACAATTTTATACTGTAAGAGTAAATCCAGATACTGGTACCCCTGATGTTGTTTCTGCTGATAATAATACATTATTAGCATCACTGGAAACGCAAGCACGAGACGAAAACGGAAATTTACTAGTTGACGATAACGGAGATCCTGTATATGTTGGATCTACAGCAAGTACTGTACTGTTAAGTCCAGATAAAAATCAATATCATTATGGCAATGTTAACGTTGGTGACGGAATACCACCGAATGGAATACCATTTAGTTCTGGTATTGCATTCCCTGTAACACCTGCCGAAGGCCAATTCCATTTAAGAACAGATTTTAAACCACAGCGACTTTTTAGGTTCAGCGGAACACGTTGGATTAAATTTGAGGACAATGTACGTATGACTATGAACAACCTAGGTGCTAGCGATGTAGGAGTTGATGCTACCTTTGAGGGTAAAGAAGTTCGTCAAACACAATTGGCTGGTTTTATTAACAACCCTACTGTAACTAAGATACATAATAAAGATGTTAAAGAAAAACAAAGTCTAAGTAAGGCTCTTAGACCAAAGGCGGACGATTAATGGATTATTTTTATGACGGACAAATAAGACGCTACGTAACACAGTTTATGCGTTTTTTTATAGGTTTTAAATATCAAGCAGGTGACGGAACACAAAAAACCCTGCCAGTAACCTATGGCGATTTGTCCAGACAAGTAGCTGCTATTATCAAGGACAACTCAGAAAATAAAATGATGACTGTTCCTAAAATTTCTTGCTATATCACTGGACTCGAAATGGACACTGCAAGGCTTGCAGCATCAACTTTTGTTAGCAAAGTCAACATTAGAGAACGCGATTACGAAGAGTACTATCCAAACGATTATCCAGAAGTACACCTGCGTGGAACGCCAGTTTACAAAAATGTACAAGGAGGTAGCTATACTGTTGAACGCATGATGCCTACGCCGTTCATGCTAACAATGAAAGCAGATTTATGGACTTCAAACACTGATCAAAAATTACAACTACTTGAACAAATTTTAGTATTTTTTAATCCCAGTTTTGAAATTCAAACTACAGATAACTTTTTAGATTGGACCAGTCTTAGCGTAATTAATCTTAAAAATCTTCAATTTAGTTCTAGAACAATTCCACAAGGATCAGAGTCTGATATTGATATTTGCTCAATGGAATTTAACATGCCAATATATGTTACGCCCCCTGCTAAAGTTAAAAGGCTTGGAGTTGTTAAAACTATTATTGCAAACATATATAATCAAGCCGGTGATGTAAAAAATCTTGACGATATATTGATCGACATTGGTAATGTTGATATACAATTTAAATTTACAATGAACAACTATGGAGTGTTATTATTATCTGCTAATAATGGTCAACCTAATGACTATAACTTATCTGTAATTAATGCTAACGAAGCTGTTCGTGTTCTCGGTGTTGAACCTCCTACAAAACTAGGAAAACAATTCGACTGGAGTATGTTGTTTGATCAACAAGAAAGTTTTGTTCCTGGATTAAGTATGGTATATTTTACTCAACCGGATGGTAGTGAAATTCGTGGAACTTGTGTGATCAATCCCTTAGACCCTTCGATGCTGGTTGTTACTATTACCGATAAGCCTTCAAACTCTATTATTAATACTAAAACATATGTTGATGCAATTATCGATCCTTACAAGTATAATCCTTTAGAAAAACTTGGCGGGTACTCTGCAATTAATGCATTGTCAAATCCTCCAAGATTCTTGGTATTAGACGATGTTAACATTAGTGAAAATACCGGAGGAGTGATGATTTATGGTCAAGATCCTACTGACGGCAGTAGTGGTGATGCATACGACGGCCCCGACGCATGGAAAAATCAGGACGGAACTGATGCTGTAATTAAAAATAATTCTATTATTGAATGGAGTAACGGTAAATGGATAACTATTTTTGATCCGGATACTGTTACAGGAATATACTATATTACCAATCTTAAAACCAGCGTACAATACAAATGGGAAGATGGTCAATGGCTTCGCTCATTTGAAGGCGAGTACAAAGCCGGATACTGGAGATTTGATTTAAATCCAGCATAAGTACGAGCATGCAACAACGTGCTGGTTTACTTTTCCTTGCCAAAAATACAGGTAGAATTTTATTAATTCTAGAAAATTCTTCTTGGACTGTTCCTACATTTGCTAGGGTCGGAGTTATTTACGACGATGCAAAATCTCTGTTAGAAAGTTATCAATCGGGAAGATTATTGCCAATTGAATTATATCTTTCTGAGGATAAAGGTTTTGAATACGGCACATATGTCTGCTTAGTAGAAGAAGAATTTTTAACAACTAGTCCTAATACATTATGTTGGGCCGACCTTGATTTTCTTCCAAAACATCTACATACAGGTCTTAAAACCACACTAAATAATCAGCTCATACGAGCCAAACTCGATACTATACTGGTGCTAGAAAATGTTCCCAAAATTACAACACGATGAAAAATGGTTGGCTGACTTTCGCCATTACCAAAAAGAAATATCAGAAATAACGGATCCTAATCTACAAAAAGATTTGACTGACACATTAATGAACTTGAAGTCTCAAGTTGAGTATGTGGACCAACATCACGAACAGATTTTTATATCTGGCAAGTTACCTACCGATACTAGCGAACTTAGAATAAACATAGCTAAGTATCGTCAAAAGTTGGATGAGGGGCTTACTGCTTATAAAAACAGTTTGCGCACCCCTCCCCGTTAAGCCTGCGCTTCACTCCATCGTACAATAATGTTAGCATTGGTTGCTGTGCCTGCAACCTTGTACACGTTGATGGCCAATACGTCAGGTCCGTTTGGATAAGTTCCTCTACCACCAATACTTGTACTTGTCAATTCTTTCAACCCAGTTAGTTCTAGTGTAGTAGCATCGCCTGCGTTTGAGATAAACGAAAATACCTGTTCTCCTGGTAGCGCATATGGCGGTTGTCCAAATAAGAATGTTATATTAGTATCGCCTACAATATTACCCAACGAGTTTTGTGAAAAATAAACAACATATTCATTACCAGCACTACCGCCAATATAGTTAGCGGGACCGTCTACTCGAGTTACACGAGTTCCCGCTGGGAATCTAGTATAATCCTGTACCTCAGTGCCTACTTTTGCTCCACTAGCGTCCCAACTTGATTGTTTAAAGACCAAAAAGTTTGTTCTATTTCGACTATCGCCTGTAGCAGTTGATGCTGTTGCAGTTGTTTGTGTTGCACCGCTTGCCCAGTTTACGTTACCGCCTGGAGCAATTTGTGCAAAGCTAGGCTGTCCGCCCTGTGACACACCGTTTAGCGCCGACCATTGTACCGTGCCAGGATCTGTTGGATAGTTTTGTGGGTTCAATACTCCTTCAACAACTAGGCCTCCAATCGCTCCGCCGACTAATGCATCAGATGTGATGGCAATTGATTGTAATAATAATTGCGCACGATTTAATAATTCACGATCTCCCAAGTCACCTGTGATCGCGTTTGACACACTAGGTGCTAATCGAATCATAAATGCCGTTGTCTTTGTTGTAGATACTGCAACGTTTGTAGCTGCATAGTTAAACAAATAACCTCGATCTTCGTCAAACATACCATCTGTTAGAATTGCACTACCCCAGTGACTAATTGCTGGACTAATTGTGCAGCTAATCAAAATTACTCCAGCATTAATTGCGTGACTTGCGGCTGCTCCTGCAGAATACGTTCTATTAGCACCGGCTGCAAAATTAGTAAATGTTGCTCCTCTTGATAACCCAGTTAATCTATCTCTATTTTTACCAGTAAATGTAATTAGTTCATTGTCAACATATAATGTACCACTAGTTGGGAAGAATTCAGTGTTGTAAACTGTCATGTAAGATGCGTTAGGATCTAATACTTCTCTTAATGCTGTTCTTGCACTTTCGTTTTGAACTTCATAACGAACTGGCAAGTTGGCAGTACGCATGTACGCTTCGGTGTTTACGTTTGAGTTACGAATTCTATGTAAGAATATAAATTTACCATCTGCACCCCTTAACATAAACTCAATAAAACCAGCCGCATACCATGAGTACTGAATACCGATCATCTGCATCTTACCAACGTTGATGTTGTACCCACTAGGACCAGTTCCGTCGCCGTTGTCCATATTCCATTGGCCTTGTGGTACCAAGATGTCTTGAGTTAAACAAATCTTAGCACCGATTGCCGAGACGTTTCCTCGATAATCCGGAGCCATGGTTAACGATGTTTGATTTGCAATCGAAGTAACAGTATGACTCATACCCCTAATAACAATTTTATCACCAACTCTCAGCTGGTCTTGGAATCTAGTGCTGGTTCCAGTTAGCACATTAGTATCGGGTGCTACGTTTACTACACCTGCTAACTGGAATGTACTTGATCGTTTTCCTAGTGCTAATGTTTGTCCGTCATACTGATAAAAAATGCCGTTTTGATCATCAAACGGGCCTGAGCGTACAGTTGCTCCGTGCCAGACTAAAACTGTTAGTTTTGAATCTGATCCAAGTATACCAGTAATCGATGTCAGTGGTATTGCTGTTCTAACTCTAAAAGTTCTACTATCTCTTACAGCCTCGACTGTAAAGCTACCGTTGTATTCAAATGTAAGCATGCCGGTAATTTGAACAACGCCACCTGGTTGCAATCCGTGATCAGTATCATCTGTTGTAAATGTGATCAAACTGTTGA